ATATATTTAATTAATTTTAATTTAACTGAAAACCAAGTAGTTCTCAGTTAAACATTATATTTTATTCAATATTTTATCCTCAATTTTAAAGTCTCCATAGCTTTCCTTCATAAATTTGATATTTAATTCATCTAAAATTTTCCCCAAATAGTAGCCATATATATTTTTATGTTTACCATGTCTATCCGCTATTTGTTTTAAGATTTCGGTAGTTAGTAGCATATTATTTGATTTTTTCATTTCTATGTACGCATAGTAGCTGAAGCTACTCCTTACAACTGTAGCAAGGTTAAATGTTTCATCTCCTAAGCACTCCTTTAAAGCATTCCACATTCTATTTCTAATAGCAGGATGAATAACAAGCTTATTGTCAGAATTTTTTCTTTTGAATGGTTTAAATATATATTCACTATCTACAAACTCAGAATGTAAATTTTTATCCATACACACTTTATCGTACTGCATTAACCCTTGATAAAGCTCTTCGCTAATAGACAATAGGCCTCTATTTAAACGAATAAAATATTCACTATTATTTTCAGCTAGTTGATCAACTGTTAAAGTTTGAATTTCTTCAAAATTAACTGAACCAATCCCTTCAAACAAACAAAGACCAATTAAATAATATAAGTCATTCTCTTGCTTCAACCCATTGACGATATCTTCTTTGCGATATATCGTATTGAAATTTTTATAAATATATTTCTCAATAGATTTGCGCGAAGTGGAAAACAGCCTGTTCGTCTGGTTTGTTACTAAACCATTTAGTTCAGCCCACTTTATATATTGGTTTAACAGAACGATATCCCTTACTACCGAATTGCTTGATTTATAGCCATTCCCTAATAAAAATTTATCTAATTCACTATATGGCATATCATATAAATCAATTCCTAGTCTTTCCTCAATAAGTTTAGCATTTTTAAATAGCCCCATTGCTTGATGTCTTTTAATACTCTCTTCTGGGAATTCTGCAATAAAATATTGTTTTACCTCTTCATTAAATAAATTTTCTGGTGTTGTCAAAGTAATCCCTCCTTTATGTTTTCAACAAATCACTAGCCGCAAGCATTTTATTCATCAACCATAGCCCTTGTTTTTCTTTTTCGCCTCTAATTTGATGATCATTGATTTGTTTGGTGCCAAATGACTCCAATACAAAGTGTTTATTAAAATAATCCACATTAATTATTTTGTGAAGCAAATGAAATGAAACTGCGTTTTCCAGCATCTTTTTAAAAATATATACATGCCAATAAAAAAACTTATTTTTAAACAATAAAGAACTAGCATCATTTAAATAGTCGTCCTCATAATATTCAAATAAATATGTTAAATATTCGCTGAATTCCTCTGTTAGTTTGCCAGTTTTTGTATTATTCTGTTTTTCAAATAGATGATAAAAAGCATCTGACAATACGATATACGCAACTAATTCGCCCATTTTCCTATCTGGAATTGAAACATTGGAAATTCTGTTTCTTAATCTACCATCTACTTTCAAATTATTAACAATTCGATCATTTATTCTTTCATGGCTTAATACTTGTAAACGTGATTTATCAATTGGTGTCATTTTAGACAATTCATATTGGTATCTTGTCGCTTCTTTCGTCGTATAATTTGATATGCGAATTGGCATGTAGCCACTTATATTATTGTCTTCCATCCAGGCCATGTGTATACCCGCTGTCCGATGCATCCCATCAATAATTTGGCCTATAAATTTTGACGCAAAAGTCAGTTCAAATGTCTCTTCATTATAATAAAGCTCGACCCCATCATCAGCGGAATCCTTTACTAAATTATAAGCTAGCTCATTTTCAACTAAAACATTCTGTAATACCTGTTCTTTTATTTCCCTAACACTAGCCTCGTTTAGTTTTGGAATAGAAAATACAACATTATTGTATGTCTTTCTTTTGCCTTCTCTCTGTATCTTTTCATCCCAAGTAAATAGCCCTTTGTCATACATCTTGGCTATATCTTGCCTTGACACACCAATAATAAAAACATTATCGTTTAGTTTGATAGCTGGCTTAAAAGACAACGAAATACTTGTATCCACCTCTGCTCTTTTATACACGCTCATTCGCTCTATCTCCGGTGGATTAAAATATTTATTCAGCCAGTCCTTCCCCTTACCTAAGGCTAATGCAATCGTCTCACCTATTATTCCTAGCTCCATAAGATCAATATTTTTAAGCGTTGCTTCTGTATTTAAAAGTTGAAGAACATCACTTCTAGGAATGTCATGGTCTTTCTCTAATCTATTTACTACATCCTTTATTTTTTGAGGACTTTTGATTAATAATTCTATGTCTAACTTCACTGCATTTACAATATCTTCTCTTGTTATACCTAACTTCATTAGAATCCCTTCTTTTCTTAATTAACTATATATCTACAATATATTATCACTAATTATACTACGCAAGTCTAACTTTTCATGTTTAATGATAAGTGTGCTAGGTAGATACTCTCGTGTCGTTAAATATTCAACTAAATGCATTTCATTACCATAAATACATCTATCTACTTTTATCATATATACATCATAGCACATTATTTCAATTTTTAAATATAATTAATTAATTTTCATGTTAAATTAGGATTTCTTTTTAATTAACAAACTCCTACTTTCTCCCTTAACCTTCCCTCATGATTCATCGACAATGTTGTATTTCATGTTAATTTATATATCATTATTATTTAACCTATAATCTAATTCATCAATCTTTTGACATAGCTCAATGACGTAATCAATTAAATAAAAGGCATCTACCTCTTTCTTCACTACCTGCTGGATTAGTTCTTGTTTATATAATTCATATGGATTCATTTATTTATCCTCTCTGCTTTCATTTTATCTGATTGTCTTTCACACATAGAGAAACAAAAGACCAAGCGAATGAGCCAAGTCTTTTCTTTGCTATTATTAAACATACTAAAAGGTTTACTTTATAAGTCTTGCGTATAGCGTACCGCTTTGCCAATAATATGTGCTGGATTTTCTTCTGTAATAATATACGGCTCATGTTCGGGGTTATCTGGCATTAATAATATCGTATCGCCCTGTTTCTTCACACGCTTTAAGGTCATTTCCGTATCACCATTTACCAATACTGCAGCGATCTCTCCATATTCTACTTCAGGCTGCTCTCGTATTAATACATAGGAACCATTCGGCACTGTGGGTTCCATACTATCCCCTTTAGCCTTTAAATAGAATAGATTCCCTTTAGGCAGCGTATCTGCTAGTTCATACCTGTACCCATCATGATTTTCCTCTGCTAAAATTGGATCACCACATGCGATAGTTCCTAGGATTGGTATTTTTATAAAGTTAGGCTGTACAGGAATTACGTTTAATGGTAAAGCTTCTGCGTCAAAGAAATAGGAAATAGGAACATCAAAAAGATCTGCCATGATTGTTAGTTTATCAAGCATTGGTTTATTGGCATCTCTTTCCCAAGCAGATACAGCTGTTGAAACCACATCAAGCTTTTTTGCTAAATCACTTTGTGTAAGACCTTTTGATTTTCTTAGCATTTTTATTTTTTGACCAACACCCATATTACTTCACCTCCTCCACCTCATTGTACAGTAATACTGTATTTTTGTACAGAAAAACTAAAGTTAAATACTAAAAACTAAAATAAAGTACATTATATCTGTATTTTTGACTTGTAACTACAGAAATTCTGTAGTAATCTAAATTTAATAGATAAAATCTTCCATGATGCATTTTAGAATAACTGCAAATTTTAACAAAGTTATCTCGTTTTAAAAATGAGAAATCTATTTCAAATTTATATAAAGGAGAATCATATATGGGCAATGTTCAACTTATTAACACAATCGTTTACCAAATTTCAACTTATACAATTGATGCTATTTATGAGGACGCAGAATATGACTTACATCCATACTTTGATGATGGTAGTGTGGAAATTATTAAGGATAAAATTCATATTACTTTTGAACGAACAATTGATGCAAATAGTAAAAAGCAGGCGATACATACAGCAAAGGATTATATTCATACCCATTATAAAAATAGAAATGATTGGACTGTCTTAAACGTTAGCACTGATGACATTGAATGGATACCAATTGTCTTTATCAATTATGCTGTAGAAATATTTTAATTTGGAGGAAATATATTTTCCTCTTACATTTCTTTATCTAAAAGAGCTGTCTGAAAAACTACTAATGTAGTTCTTCTCTTTCATCAAAATTGATTAAACATATTTCAAAACAGATATTTAATCTAACATAAAATTGGAGGAAATTTAATGAATCAAAGAACAAAAGGGTTAGCACTTAATGATGGCGTCAGAGAATTTAATCATGAAATTCAAAATTTTTACTTACCAAAAGGAAATGAGCATATATTAACAACGAATTTATCAGAACTTCGATACTATTTAGAAGAAATGTACCAAATAGATATGTTACATCCTCTTGAAAAAGAAATTTACGAACGCTACCAGCTTACTGGTACGATCACATATGCCGAATCGCTATATATTAAGTCTAATATACATACATATTACGAATTCAAATTTTAAAATCCATTAAGTATATGCTATGAAAATATATTTACGATTATAACTAAAAAATAGATAGAGCCTTTATAGCTTTTTATGAAAATTCGCTCTGTATAGAGAGAGGAGAATATGAATTGACATTAAAAAATCAAATTTATCTACACTCATTAGAAACGAAGGATTTTTATACAGATGAAGAAATGCATGTAAATGAGATGTACTTTAAAGCATTACGATTAAAAAATAAACTAAAAAACAAACTACAGGAAATGCAAGAGTTTATTCATTTGCTTGAGGAGAAAGAAGCAGTTAATCACACGGAGGAACAATTGCTTACAAGGTACACAAATAAATTAGGTCAATATGAAGCTAGATCACTTTACGTGAATGCTTATGTCAATAAATATAAATCTGAATTATCAATATTAATTGAATCCTACCCACAGCACCAACCGAGAATTTTGCGAGAAGATGCTTTAAAAATAACGAATCAAATAGGCGTATTTGAATCTTCGCTCACAAGATTATGCAAATTTAAAAATAATGAAATTACAACAGATTTATTTGTTATAAGAATATTTCATTATCAAATTTTAAAGTCCATCATCCATAATGGCTTTTATTATCAGCAAAAAAAATATAAATACTTTACATCCAGCGCTGGACAAATTCGAACAAAAAAGATTGTTGCGATTAAAGAAGATTTATATGCGGCTACTGAAAATGCCATTACCTGTGGATTATCATTAAATACTATTAATCGTAAAGGCGGTATAAATGCAAATAAATATCAAGCATATTTAGCATTAGCCAATTCAGCCTCTTCTAAATGGACAAGGTTTAATATTGATCGAATCGTTGTAGTAGATGATTTTTCCACTAAGGTAAATTCTGTTGTTGACTATATTGATAGCCAAACATTTGAAATTACAAGACAAAGGATGGACATTCCTATTGAGCATATGGATGGCTGCGGCATTATGCTACCTACTGTATCTAAAAAATCCTTTATGTTCCGAATGCCTTGGATGAAAGGTTTATTAACCCCTTTTGACTTCAAAAAATTCATTGAAGAAAAGAAATGCAGCCCTAAAATCATTGATATTTATGGCAAGGAGTACGATATTCTTGCCGATAATATCAATATCATACTAACAAAATCACAATTCAAAATGTGGAAATTTTATGATTCCTGGGATGACTATAAAGACAAATTTAAAACATACAATTGTGAATCTGCTAAGTTAAATATTGAGGATATCGGCGCTAAAGCAAGCATGAACTATCAGATGCTGCAAACATTAGTGACGATGACTGATGAGGAGCTTCAGGACATCGCAGCCCCGACAATTAATGATATTTTAACGTTAGGTAAAGATAAGAAAACAATGTTGAGAGTTTTAGGGGCAGTCAAAGAAAATTCCAATATGAACTATTTTCAAAAATCCTTGCTACTATATCCAGAGCTGCTAAGCGATTCTCATTGCAGAGAGGTTATTAAAAATAAAAAACGCAAGCTAATAAAAGAAGCAAAGGCTGGCAAATTAAACATCAATGGCTACTATACGTTTATCATTCCTGATTTATATGCTTTTTGTGAATGGCTATTTTTAAAAAATCCAAACCCTAATGGTTTACTACAAGCCGACCAAGTATATTGCAATATTTTTAACGCTGGCGATGTAGATATTTTGCGGGCCCCCCATTTATATAAAGAGCATGCCGTTAGAAATAATATCAAAGATTCGTCTATTGCGGATTGGTTTATTACGAAAGGAATTTATACGAGTGTAAAAGATGCTATTAGTAAAATTCTTCAATTCGATAACGATGGCGATAAGAGTTTAGTTGTGCAAAATCCTACACTAATAGCTGTAGCCAAAAGAGAAATGAAGGACATTGTCCCTTTATATTATGAAATGCACAAGGCAGAAGACAAAATACTCGATAATGATATTATATATCATGCCCTGACAAGTGCATATAAAGCGAATATAGGAATTATCAGTAATGATATTAGCAAGATTTGGAATTCTGAAAAACCAAATTTACAAGCGATTAAATGGTTGTGTATGTACAATAACTTTGTCATAGATTATGCAAAAACTTTATATTTACCTGAAAAGCCTAAAGATGTTGAGGCTATTTTAAAAGGTTATTCAAAAGAAAAACTTCCCTATTTCTTTAAATATGCGAAGGATAAAGAGGAAAATCAAATACTGCCATTGCTATCCAAAAATCCGAACAACCTTACGACTGTTAACAAACTAAATTTCTTTATTCCGAATAAACCAATTCGCTTTAAAAATACAGTTGGTGAATTTGATTATAAGAAATTAATGCATAATAATAAGATTGAAATTAATCATGAATTAATAAAAGTATTTGAAGATATCAATAAAACTAAGCATAAATTAATGTCCAAAGATGAAATGGGCGATGTAGGGTTTATTATCTATTTAAAGGAAGAGTTACTGAAAATTGAATCAGATTTGCATGTACTAACGGATCATTTAGTAAAATATTTTTATGTAAGAAATTCGAGATTTAAAGAAACTATATGGAGCCTTGTTGGAGAAATCATTTATGAAAACCTAACACGCAATCTAAAAGGCACAGCGCAATGCAATAATTGTCCAACTCGATTTGAGGCAAAAGGAAACGAATTATTATGCCCCACATGTAAAGTTGAAAACACTAGAAAGTCGTGGAGAGATGGCAAAAGAAAGAAACGTGTCCCAAAAGCTAAAACGTTATAATCGTTGATACATAAAGATTCATGATAATCATTTTTATACGCATTAACAATTTAAAGGCTCAACGAAGGGATTTCATACAATTCTCTTGCGCAGTCTACAAGGGAAGACAACCTATATCCCCTTTTAAAATTAATTAAATATATTTTAAGAGAATGAATTTAATGAATACAGTAGCATTAGCAAAAAGTACAAGCTGAACTTGAGGAATTAGTAAACACAAAGCTTACTACTGATAAAGCACGAGCAAGTGTCGATACAATCTTTAACACAATCGGAAATACAATTGCTACAAATGAAAAAGTCTCCATTACTGGATTTGGTGATTTTGCTAAAAGCGAACGTGTAGCCCGTAAAGGCTGCAATCCACAAACTGGTGAAGAAATGATGATTCCAGCATTTTATGTAGCCAAATTTAAAGCCGCTAAAGCATTAAAAGAAAAAATTAAATAATCGTAAAAATACAAGAGGCAATCCAGCCCCTTGTATTTTTATGTTGATTCAGTAGATTCATTTTGTGTCGAAAGATAATTGAGCTATGCTAAAATACGCCATAAGTTAACAGAACCTATTCTTCTTACTTGAAATCCCCCTCTTCATATATAGTAAAAGCCCGATTCGTTCAACTAACAATCAGTAAGGTAACTATGGCGTATGTTAGGATACATCAATGACTATCTTTATTTGAGTATCTACAAAATAAAAGGTGAAATGACAGAGACATCTATTTTTGCGTGCTTAAATTGGCTAATTCTATGTACTAAATCATAGATATTGTGACAAAGTACGATTTATTTAACGTGGTTTCTGCAAATAATCCTTTTATTTTTATTAATTAAATATATTTTACAAAAGGAGGTTTATGTGTCATGAAAACAAAACAAGAAAAGTGTGCAGTAGCATGATATCGCACCCTTTTACTTTGAGAAAAGGAGCTTTTATGAATGCACAAAATAAGTATTGATGTAAGTAACTACATCAGCAAGCTTTCTTCTAACATCTTAGCAGCGGGTGTTGATTTATGACTGTTTCAGATGTACTTGGCAAACCTAGAAAATATAAAGGTTTAGAATTACACCCTATTAAAATAAGCGATTGTGAAGAATTTTATAATGTCGTGCAATGCTTAATGCTTCCTAAAAATGCTACACAAGATATTAACATCTTACGAATGTCTTATTTGCAATTTTTAATGTTAATCTCTACAAATGAATTTACTTTTCTTATTGATAAGCTAATTCGCTTACTTGAAATGATTTTACAAACAGATGACTTTCGATTTAATCTAAATGATCAAAACAAATTCGAAATTATCGTAAAAAATGAAATCGTTATTCGTGAACGTGACTTCGATAAACTCAAGACAATGATTAGCGAACAAAACTTAATTGATATCGATGATGAATTTATTAACCCCGAAATCAAAAAACAAATTGATGATGCAAAAGAGTTTTTAAGTAAACATGGCAATCGCACCGCCGGAATCGATCAACAAATTGTTGCCTATCACTGTATGAGCGGGCTCCCCTATTTTGAAATTGCGCAATTGACCATCTACCAATTTCAAAAAGGCTTAACGAGATTCGACCATATTTTAGGTGCTGAAGCGATATTAAATGCACGTTATTCTGGATTTGTTGAATTTAAAGATAACACCAACCTTCCACATTGGTTGGGCCATATTGATGATAGCAATACAGATGACGGAGTTACATTGGACGCTAAAGAATTTATTGATAAAGCGAATAAAACCATTAATGGATAACTAATAACATATTTATTGGAGGAATAATAATGACAAAAGAAAATGAATTTTTAGTATCGGTATCAGAAGTGAAATATTTTGAGCCACAAACAAATAACTTGATTTTAAATGGTAAAACAAAGTTAGATGCTTCCATGCAGCAGCAAATGCAGTCACAGTTAATTAATGCAGGTAAAGGCAGCAAAGGTATTTACGAATACAACTATCAAAAAGAGCTAACGTTCAAGATTACAGAAGCGACTTTTGATATGAAATATTTAGCTATGCAAAACGGTACTAGTATTTTACGTGAATTAGGTGACTATTTCGCTGATGAATTTATCACGTTGGATAGCACTGGTAAAGGTACGCTACCAAATACACCTTTTGGAACAGTTCATGTTCAAGCAAGTAATGGTGAGTATGTTCAAGTCGTTGCTAATGGCAATGAATTTACATACCCTGCATTAGCTGACAAAGAGGTCAATGTTGTTTATGTATACAAAGAAGTAATGGACACAGTTAAAATTACAGGTGATGCATTCCCTAAAGCTGTGAAGATGGTTATGAATGCAGATATTAATACACGCAATGGTAAAGTTGGCGAAATGCAAATTATCGTACCTCAATTTAAGCCAGATGGTGCATTAGAATTATCGATGACACATGATGGCGTTTCATCTACGCCTATGTCTGGTCGAGCATTAGCAGATAATAAAGGCGTATACGCAATTATCTCGATTAAACGCTTTGATCAAGATACTGTAGAAGTACATAGTCTGTATGTAGATAAACCAGAATTAACATTGGAAGCGGGCTTAACACCAGCCGACTCAGAGCTAGTGACTGTTTACGGTCAGCGTGGTGGCTTATACGGCACAATTAAATTAGATAACACAGGTTTAACATTTACTTCTGATAATGCTACGATTGCAACAGTAAATGCTAGCGGCGTTATTACATTAGCAGGTTCTGCAAACGCAGGCGATGTTGTCATGGTTCGTGTAGCAGATACAGCAGGTAACCGCGATACCGTCGAAGTAACTGTCGTTTAATCACATTTTAGAGTAGGGATCACTTCCCTACTCTATTTTTAATTATAAATAGTTGAAATATTTCCCTAAGATTGTTAGGAAAAAACTTGAATTATTTATCATGATCCAGAAAATGTTTCTTGTATCGAAAACGCAGCCATAGATACAGAACACTCTCACCTTCCTATATAGCAAGATGAATGCTTATATAGCTTTTTATTCAGCGGGTATCTACGTCCACTGAATCATGATAAAGCCTCCGGCGGATGTCACAGATTTTGAAGAGGAGATTTTCGAGCAAGCTCGAAAAAAATCTGGACGCAATTACGCCAAGGCATAATTGATTAATAAAATTAAAAAAGGAGCATTTTAAAATGACAAAACAACACAATCCAGTAGGCCTATCCTATATTCATCAACAAACAGAAAAGGTCAATCAAAAGGAAAAATTCTACTTCGATAAAGAGCAAGATGAATTTATTCTTTATTACCCTACATTTAGCCAAAATAAGAAGGACGAGCTATTTGTTGAATTAGTAGAAACAATTAATTACTATGAACAAAATAATGCGCCATTTATCTCCAATGATTTTGAATTGATTCGCTATACAGAGTTCTTAATCTTCAAACACTTCTCTTCATTAAAAGATGAGTTAGATGGAAAGTCCTATGAAATCCATAAAGAAACGGCTGATAAAATCTACACAACAGGCCTACATAAAATATTTAAAGAGCTTGTATTTAACGACGATGAAATCAATAAAGTCATTGAACAATTGTATAGCATTAGCGAATTAGCAGAAAAAATGCTTGTTGAATTAGACAAGTAGCAAGAAAAGCTGAAGTCTGAAAGTCAAACTGAAAATTTAAAAGAGCAATCTAGCATCCAATAGCAAATACCACCAGCTCAAAAATGAAGACCTCGCACGAATGCGAGGTCTTTTTATTTTGAAAAATTTATATTCCCCTTGCTTAAAGTATGCTTTTTTCAGAATAAAAAATTTCACTACATTTAATAAAGGAGTAAGATACAGTGAGCCCAACAAATAAACCGATCGAGTTACTTTTAGCATTAAATGTAGCTGAACGTAATTCAAAAAAAAACATTCAAACATACATCAATAAACTACAAAAAGATTTACGCATCAACGTGGAACTGCAATATTCAATGAATAGCAGTGCCGTTGGAGATATGATAAATTCCCTCCAAACCGCCCTGCAAGCTCTTCCTGTAGATGTAATAACAGAATCCATTACATATGGCTTGCAGGATACCTATGAGCAAATTTTACAAGTAGACACAGCCCTTACCTCATTAAATACTACATGGTCAGCATTAGCTTCACAGTCATTAGATGGTCTGACTATATCGAATGAATTAGTCGTTGTTACACAGGGGATTGAAAATGCCTCAAGTAGCTCAAAAAATTTGATTGATGTAATGGGAAATGCTCGTTCTGGATTCTCTCTTATGGGATCTAATATAAGGACTATGAGTGATGATTTCACAGCATTGATTGGTTCAGCCACCGCTGCAAAAAATGCATTAAAAGGTTTAGTTATAGCTACTGGTGTAGGATTAGCCTTTGCTGCATTAGATTTCGTGGTTGGAAAAACAGTAAGTACGATAGTGGACAAAATGGGCGAAGCAAAAAGAAAATTCGATGAGCTAGTAGCTGCAAATAAAGAAATTTTAAATTCGTACAGCAATAACGAGCAAGCAATTGACTCTTTTGTTCTTAAATATGAGAAACTAAATAATAAGATGCAGGAACCTAATCCTGATAACAAAACCATCGCTGAGTATCGAGATATTCAAAATGAAATTACTCAGCTACTCCCCTCTCTTGCTTCAGGTGTAGATGCTTATGGAAACAAGGTTATTCTTAGCCATGAGGCATTAAAAATTAAAATTGATTTACTTAAAGAAGAATTAGATATCGAAAAAGAAAAAGCTAGAATTGAAGAGGAGAATGCTAGAAATAGTAGGATTTACGAAAGTGAAAATATTCTAGAGCGTCTAAATAAACACGGGCAAAGTTTTGCTATAGAAAATGAAGGTAGTCATAATAAACCTGGACAAGAAGTAAATATTAAATATGTTGTAGATTTTGTAAATAAAGATGGGGATCCAATATATGATTCCTCTTCTAAATTGATTAATGAATTATTACCTAAATTGGAAAGCAAGTTAATAGATGCCTCCCAAAATGGAACTCATGCTGATATGAATTATTTAGAATCAGTTATTGTATCAACAAAACGCTATATTGAGGTATTACAAAGCGAAGAAGAAAAACTCAGCGACTTAACAACTATAATGAAATTAGATTATCTATCAGCTATTGAAAATACAATTTCTAAAAATGATAGTCTCACCGAAAGTTCCAAGGTATTTGCATCAACCTTCTCAGCTCAAATATTAGACTTAGCAGACCTCTCCAACATACGCACAGTAAATAAAATGTTAGAAGAGTTATTTACTTCAGTTGACTACTATGCAATTACTCCAGAGATTATACAAGTCTTTGATGATATTGAAAATGCTTCGGAAAAATCATTTGTGAAAGTAAAAAAAAATGCTGATGATCTGTTGTCAAATCTCCCTAATATTTTAAAATCATCAGGTTTCTCAGATTCAGAAATATCCTCTGTTATATCTGTTTTAAACCAAAAACTGTCCGACTCTGTTTCTGAATACAATCGCATCTATATTGAAGCTAAAAAAGCTGGCGTAAGTATGGAAACCATAAGAGCTGCTATAGCTGCTCAAGCTGCTGGGGGCGATATTGCCACCGAAAAATTCAAAAAATTCTCAGATGAATTACAGAGTGCAACTAGCGAAATTTCTAGTATTAATAAAGTTCTCGAAGATTACAATTCAACAGGTCATCTTACAAGTAAAACAATGACTGAATTACTTGCAAAACATTCGACGTTAATTAATTATATAGGCGATGAAGCTGCAATGATTCAGGAATTAACTCGATTACGAGATGAAGATATTAACGTCGCTCAAAGACAATTAATAGAAAAATTAGAAAAAAACGAAAATTTTTATACAGACAATATTCGTTTAATCGAAGATTTTGTAAAGAAACAATTTAAATTTTATCAAGGAGATTTAGATAACTGGAGTAATTTAGCTCAATTAAAAGCTGATGTAGATATTCAATTAATGCATGACTTAGCTAATAAATGGGGCGTTTATTATGATGAAACTAAAAAAATGTTTACCCTTCCAACTGTAAAATCAGGTGAAAGTTATGCAGATACGGCTTATACTGTTGATGAGTTTGAAAAGATACGTGGAGCAAGTAAAGAAGCTCGAACAGGGCAAGAAGAATTAAATAAAACCTTTGATAATTTCTCATTAGGAGAAATTAATATAGATTTCAAAACATTAGGGACTTCAACTAATAGAGCTACTAGAGCTACTAAAGAAAATAACAAAACAACCCAAGAAGCTATTTACATTACAGACGAATATGCCACATCTATAAGAGAATTAGACAAAGCAATTGCTAAACAACAAGATCGCCGAGAAGATTTACCAAAACACTCTGAAAGCTATCGTAAATCGTTAGAGGAAGAAATAAAATTAGAAAAACAAAAATTAGAGCTACAAGAAAAACAAGCTAAAGCGCTAAGACAACAAATAGCTTCAGGTAATATTAAACAAACTGGCAATGTAACAATTAATAAAGATACTAGTAAAACAACAACTACTACTAAACAAAATTTAAAAGGTTGGAGTGGATCCATCACTAGCCAATATGGTGCTCGTTCTGATAACCATACAGGTATAGATATTGATGGGAAAATTGGGGATACCCTTGAATCTAATATCAATGGTAAAGTTTACAAAGCAGGAAACGCCAAGGATATTGGTGAACATTCTTCATACGGGAATCTTGTCATTATTCAAGATGAAAAAAATAACAAACATTATTATGCTCATCTAAATGATATATCTGTTGTCAAAGGTCAGCAAATTACAGCAGGTACTAAACTCGGCACTATTGGTAATTCAGGTACTACTAAAAGTAATGGCGGAGATGGCTCTCATCTTCATTATGAAATAAGGAACTCTAAGGGACAAACAATTAATCCAGCCTCACATGTTAATAATGCTAAAAAAGGGATTGTATCTACAAGTAATTCAGCAGTATCTACAACACCCCAAAGCAAGGATCAGGCTAAGGCGGCCTATGATGCAGTTCAGACAGATATGGTAGCTACCAAAAGAAGAATTTCAAATTTAACAATAGAAAACATCGATTCCTATACCGAGAAATTCGATGAACGACGTAAAATCTTAGATGATGGCTATGCTTTTGAGGAGGCAAAGCTAAAAAATATCAATAGGGATTCTTCTCAGTACAATGCAACACTGAATAAGCAAATTGATATTTTAAAACGCAAGCAAAATGTAGATAAAGAGGCAATGGCTTTTTATGAAGAATTAATTCAGCAAGGTGGTTTATCTCAAATTGTTATTGATGAGTTAAATAAAAAAATAGTCAACCTCAAAACATCCGTTCAGAACAGCACGAATGAAATCGGTCATAAAAAACTAGATAATATGCAATCTGCTAGAAACTATAATCTTGAAAAACAAGACCAAGTTATTGAATATGAAAAGGCTAAATTGCAAGAGCTAGATAAAAACTCGGAGCGCTATGTTTTAACTTTAGAAAAAATTAACAAGCACACTAATCGTAAAATGCTTATAAATCAAAAAGATTTAGATGATTTAAATAAGCTAATTGCGAGTGGAGAATATTCTGGTGAAGTCTTGAAAGCAATGAAAGATGATGCGAACGCATTATCTATTTCGGTTAAAAATTTAGCTCAAGAAATCAGTAATAATAACTTTGAAATTGTTGCTAATATTAAAACAAGAGCAGACGAGCGTGTCGATGATATAAGCGATCAAATTAATGTTCTTAAAACAATGCGAAGTTTCTATGAAGAAGGTTCTGCTGAATATAGAAATAGTATAGAAGAAGAAATTAAGCTACAACAAGAATTAGTCGAAATACACGACAAAACAAGACGTCAACAAGCTGAGAAGCTAAAGCACTCTGAAATTTCCCCAGAGGATTTAAAAAAGGCTACCGAGATGCTGGAAGAGGTAACAGCAGCTTACTGGAATGCAAGCGCTGCAGTTAATCAGTTAAATAAATCGTTAGAAAAAATGCGTGAGAATATTGCCAATAAAGTAATCAATGCTTATAAAGAATATGTTCAAGAACGTCGAGATGAACATATCAAGATGATTGACAAGGAGCTTGAAAAAGAACAAGAAGCCTCTGACAAACGGAAAAAAGCGATGAAGGATGAATTAGATTTATTCCGTGAGAGCATTCAGGCAAAATTAAAATTACTTGACCGTCAAGAGGCTGGACGCTCTTATCAGATGGAAATTGATGAACTTGAATCTGAACGTAATAAGATTGTCGACCAAATGAATCTTTTAGCATTAGATGATTCTCATGAGGCAAAGTCTAAACGGAAACAGCTACAAGAGCAGCTAGACAATATTGATAAAAATATTGCAGAAAAGCGTCATAGCCGTGATATTGACCTGCAAAAAGAAGCCTTAAATGATCTGCTTAGCGATAAAGAGGATGATATCCGTGAGCGTGAAGAGTTAGAGGATGAGCAATATAAAAAAAATAGTGAGCGTATAGAAAAAGAAAAAGCTTATTGGCAAAAACATTATAATGATCTGCTAAACGATGAAAGAAAGTTTGCTCAAATACGTGAAGACATTTCAAAAGGGCATTTTGAAAAAGTTGTGGCTCATTTAAATGGTTATATCACTGAAATGGAAGAGACAATGCCTCTACTAGCCAACACTTTAGACGGGACAATGGAAGCTGTAGGTATATCTATTCGTGAAAATGTAATTGATAATCTTAAAGAAGCGCTCAAATTAATAAACGAATATACTTCACTACCAGACCCTAACAAGCTAAAGATAGATGGCTTTGATCCCAATAAGCCTAAGGCGAATCTTCCTGATAGTTCCCCTCCTTCAGGTAGTGGTTCTAGCAATTCACCTTCTAATGTCACCCATGCAGACTTTCAAGTGTTATTTGGTAAATTTTTATCAGATATTATAGGCAAGGACTTGCCCATGGGCGATATGCGCGATGCAGTTAAACGAGAAGGGGCTAAATGGGCTGCAGAGGGACGTTCAGCAGGTTCAAAAATTGAGCCTAATTCAAGTTTTAACACTGAATTTGATAAGTTATCAAAAGAAAATCAAGAAGTGCTGAAAAACTTTATTAAACAAAATGCTAATATTTTAAGTGGGATTTATAGAAATAGAATTAATTCTCGCGTAGGTTCATTAAGCACAAATCCCCCTACACAAGCGGCTGCAACTGCCTATTCCAACGAAGCAGCTCTTGCTAAAATTGATACAGCAAGCTTACTAGCACATAGTAAGTTCAGCGACAGTTTAGCAAATAGCATTTCTGCTATTTCGCATAATTTTTCATCGGTTATGCAATCGATGTCAAGCCCACTGCAAAATCTCGCTGGTCCTGCTGGTGCTAGTTCAGATACGATCACGATTAATTTTAATATTGATAAAATGGATGGCGATATGAATGATTTAAAGAAATTCAATAAAATGATGAATGACGAGCTACTTCGCAGGAAAGGAATAAAATAATTATGCTGGAATCTACCCACTTTATATACGATGGAACTTCTTCTCAAGAAATGGGTGTCACAATAGGCTGGTCAAATGGCAATCTTTACAACGAAACCTTTCTCCCCCAGCGGCAAATAATCGAAAAAAAGATAGCAAATAATAATGAACCTTATTTTCAGAGAGTGGAGCATGCACCACTCTCTTTTAAATTATCTTTTTATCTTGAAAATTGGCTAAATGATCAGGATATTAGAAAAATTGCACGTTGGCTTTTCCAGCCTTATTACAAACCTTTAGTTTTCGATAGTAACCCAAATAGAGTCTTTTATGCACTAGTCGAAGGTGATTCTACTTTAATTCATAATGGCTTGCATCAAGGGCATGTCGAATTAACTATTCGATGTAATTCCCCCTATTCTTATTCTCATGAACACAGATTTGAGCATTTGAAATTTAGAGAAACTGATAAGGGACATCATATTGTTGAAAACATCTCATCTTTTCATGATGGTAGCCTAAATAATATGACCGCTACTTCAAACGGGCTAACCATTGAAAAAATCGATAACTCTTGGGGGAGCTTATATTTTGAACAAAAGAAATGGAGTGAAATACAGTAATGGAGATAACAAATGACCTAGGTTTAAAAATTGTAACCGAAAATACATTTGAAGAGGACGATATTAAAGAGACGATTATCTCTTATGGAAGTAATTTTAAAATCATTGAAACTGCACTCGAAAAAAAGGCAAATTCAATTGACAATATAGATACTGACACATATAAAATTGGACAAGTTATTTGGAATAGCACCCCTTCGATTAACACCTATATCGGATGGGTTGCTACAAGAAATGGCGTACATGCAGCGCATTGGAAAACGAAAAGAGAGTATATGATTGGTGATTTAGTAAGAGCGTCTCCCGATAATGGTTATATTTATGAATGCGTTGTTGATGGCAAAAGCTCTGTCACTCCCCCCTCCTTTTTAAGTGGATTGAATCAAGAATTTTACGATGCACAAGGTGCTGACTGGCGAACTACCTATAATTATCAAGTTGGAGATGTTGTATTTTCTACTAATGGCAGTAGATTATTTTATTATGTTTGTGAAACAGCAGGGATTTCAGGTGTAACAGAGCCTTCTTGGTCTGGCGTTCAAAATAATACTACATTGATAGATGGCTCAGTCGTTTGGCGCAAAGCAAAAACGATTAGATGGAAAGCGGTGAACTATAGCTGTGAATTTAGACCATTTGGAAAAATTGATTAGAATGAGGTGTTTAAAATGCAATGGAACACACTCTTAAACCTACAAGGCACGTATATATCTAAAGCATATAATCTATCAAGTAACCTATCCAATTATATAACGATTATTCAAAGCAATTTAATTAACGTCCATTCACAATTAGTGGACTATTATTTCTCTGTATCTCCTGACAATATCGTCTGGTCTGACTGGACAGAAATGGATTTGCATAATAAACATCTTTTATTAAATTATGATCTGAGCAAATTATATTTCAAATATAAAGTAGTAATGCATTCAAAAAATATGGATGTAAAACCATATCTTCAATCCTTTTCAATCAGCTTTGAGCCATGTGAAATGTTAGAAAACGTAGGCGACCTCAGCATCAAGCCGAAAATATGGATACGTAAGAAAAATGGCAACGGTGCTATCTCACTAGTCAATGTAAATAATAATCAAACATTAACGATTAATAATCTAATTAACAATGAAGAAGTTTATATTAACTGTGATAAAGAAGCGATAGTGTCTGATCGACAGCATTTAGGCATCTACAGATATGATGACCATAACGGTGAATTTCTAGAGCTACCGCTAGGAATCAATATTTTAAAAGGGAATGGAGATTTTGATATGGATGTACGTTATCAAAATATCTTTATCCAAGAATGATGATTAGAGCAAGGAGGTGAGATATTGAAATTAGGAGAAATAAATTATAACGTAAAGCCTGATAAACCAAAAATTTTTCTATGCAAGCCCGATAAAAAGACAATCGGCCGAATTCATGAGGCTTATGATATTACATATGATAAAAAATTATCGGTATTGAACGAGCTATCGTTTAAGATACCTACTGTCATCGTTGAAGATGGTGTTCCTATGAATAATGCCAACATAGAAAACATTAAACATCGGTATTTATTTAAATTGAAATATGGACATGTGACAGAATATTTCCTTATTAATAATTCAGACAAATCCTACAATAATGATGAATATGTGCAGTTCACTGCCCTATCATTGGGTGTTCAATTAAGCGATAAAAATATAAGAAGTTTTGAAGTTGTAAGTAAGAATCTATCTGAAATCGTAAACGAGATTTTATCTTCAGTGAATACCAATTGGAAACTAGGCTATGTTGACAGTTATTTTGAAAATATATTTAGAAGTTATGAAGTTTCCTCTAATAATATATTAGAAATTATTTATGAATTGGCTAACATGTGGAATGCTTTAATAGTCTGGGACTCGATTAACTGTACGATTAGCTTTTACAAGCCCGAGAGTATGGGCAATAATAAAGGTTTTTTCATTCGGGATGGCAAGTATTTAGAAAGCTTCAACCTTTCTACTAACACCATTGAAACAATCACTAGGCTAAAGGCTTATGGACAAGATGGACTTTCAATCCATCGCCTAAATCCTACTGGGCAAGCCTATATAGAGGATTACAGATATTATATGTATCCTTTTCAACAGAAAAACGGCCATGTCGTGAATCACTCAGAATATATGAGCGATGCCTTATGTATCGCTTTAGAAAATTATCAGCAATTAATTGAATCTCTATCTGAACAATTCGCCAATTTAACAGCAGCAGTCACTCATCAACAAGCCATTGTGCAAACAGAAGAGCAAAAATTAAGTGTCTTGCATACAGAAAAAACAATCATTGAAAATGAATTGGATATTTCAAATGCTAATTTCCAATCCCATACTACTGAACACGCCAACATTATCCACCGTTTAGAGCTGAAAAGAACCCAAGTTTCCCTACAAGAATCCTTTATTCGAGATTTAAAATACCAATTAAATGATTACGCAAATAAATTATCCATCTTAAAAACTCAATTATTAAGAGAAAATAATTTCTCATCAGACGAATTAAAAGAACTGTCTCATTTTGAAATTGAAAAAGAATATGTTAATGATGCCATTATTGATGAAGAGGACTTATTGGAGGAAGCAAAAGAGGTTTTTCGACAATACCTTGAGCCAAAAGTGAAATTAGATATGAGCTTAGTCGATTTTTTAAGCATTGTTGAAGCTCAAAATGATTGGGATAAGCTTGGTTTAGGCGATGTTGTTAGCGTTCGTTATGATAGGCTTCAGGTTGAGATAAAAACTAAAATTACCGAAATTAGACACAGCTTTGAAGACGGTTCTATTTCACTGACAATCTCTAATGAAATTGACGAAAAGAACACGTGGCTAGAACAATTAAATAAAGCGGGAAGTACCTCTACCCTCGTTCAAATGGAAAAATGGAAATGGGATTTATCTAAAGAAAATAACGGTGCAATCAATGACATTATTAATAACAAATGGGATTCTTTAAAAAATGCCATTATGGCAGGATACAATCAACAAATTGAGATCAGTGAACGCGGCATCATTGTAAAGGATTTAGAAGATCCTTTAAGCTGGCTAGTCATTCAAAATGGCTTTTTAGCGATAACCAATGATAACGGAAATAGCTGGAAGCATGCCATTTCGAAAGATGGTATTTTCGGTGAGCGCATTTTTGGCAAAATCATCTCAGGCGTTAATTTAATGATTGAGGATGAATCTGGCATTTGGATTACACGTGGCTCTAGAACTACTATCTTTAATAGACAAGGTGACGAGGTGATGAGATTAGGCCTTGTATCCGATAACCAGTTTGATGAGAACGGCAATTTAATTCCACAAGACCATGAATGTTTTGGTCTTGTCTCATGGAACAACGCTACAAGAGTCGCACTAACTACATGCGAAGGTTTCTCTGTCAGTAAAAGAGATGGGAGCGATTGGAAAAAGGTTCTGTGGGCAAATACAGATGGCACCTTGTATTCTCGCAATATGGTTGCAGAGAATATCAAAGTTGTAAACAATCTAGACAAAATCATTTTAGATGCTGAAAATAATTACTTTAATATCGGTTTATTTGACAAAATTGTTGCAGATGGAAAATTAACGACGCTTGAAAAATTAGATATGATTAAAGAGTTATATAAAATTCATTCTGATTATAAGCTGTTGCTACAACAAGCAGAAAAATATATAAGAAGTGCAAGAGATAACTATACAGATGTCGAGGGAGCATTCGATACATTTACTCGAACCTTCCCTACTGTTCACTCAACTACGGATAGATATTCAACAAGCGCTTTAAAAAATGCTTATCTACAATTATTAACTTATCTATCAAGCTACATAAAAGTCATTAATAATGGCTATTTAGAAGCGCAGAATTTATTAATTGATATGACCGACCCCTTAACTGAATCTACAAGCATCATTGAAAATCGCGGCCAATTTGTTCAAATGTTTAAAAATTACTATGATGAAGCAACTAGACTTCGACAAGCAATTGAGGATTCCCTATTCTACTCTGGCATTCAAATGGGCAGATATCATAATAATTTAATTATGAATGATTTTGGCTTTATTGCGGTTCGAAATGATGGAAAGTATAGAGCTTATTTAAATGCGACCAATGGACTTGCACTGCAAAAATGGGAAAATAACAAATGGGTTAGTAAATTATTTGCAACGCTTGGAGACCCGAATTGGGAAGATGGTACGCTCTATGCAGAGGGCTTAGTCACTAAAAATTTACGCATCGTTGATGGGGATTTAGGTGATGCGATTACATTCGATTGGATGGAAGGAATCACCATTATCGGCCGCAATGGTGAAGTGATTAAGTTAAATGCCAATGAGGCTATATCCATCTATGTGGATGGGGATCGAAAATTCTATGTGGGTACGGACGGCAGGCTTTATGCGAAAGATATCACTACGCATAATTTAAAAATAGTTGATGGCTTCTTAGGTGAAAAAATTATATTCGACCAAGATGAAGGTATCACGATTAACGGTAACAATGGGCAACAAATTAGATTAAATGCCAATGAAGGAATCGCCATTGATGTATCTGGTGATAAGCGCTTTTGGATTGGTACAGATGGTATGCTGTATGCTAAAAAACTCATTGTTATGGATGACTTAAATGACCCAATAGCGATTGATGGAAGCTTTATTTCTGACTTAACCGTAAATAAATTGCTTACACTTAATTCCAGTTCCCCTCAAGATGTTGTCCATATTGAAGATAACTATATTAAGCTTAAAACCCAATATAGTGGAGAAGGCTCAGACACGACAAAATTCAAGCTTCACTTTAATGGAAGTGGCACTTCTGCATACCCTGAAATGATTTGGGGTGCTGAGAGTGGTGGCGAGTTAGGGAAAATATACAAAGACAATAATAAATTTGCATTTGAATACTCCCCTCCTAACTTCCAAAGCAAATTCCTCATGAACCAAACGGACACAGAAGGCGATGGCCAAGCTATGCTGCTACAGACTACAGGTGGCATTAGACTTGATGCTCAAACAAGAGCCGTTATGAGAACTGGAACTAATGAATATGTTCGAGTAGTAAAAGGTGAAGATGTTGCCATGAAATTTGGAGAAGCAACCGTTATGATTAAAAATGGAGAAATTTTATTATCGCTAAACGCAAGCACCTACATTAAACTCTCTTCAAGCGGCATAGAAATGAAAGGAGCTAAAATTGACCTCAACTAAGAGGTTGGTTTTAGCTTTTCCTATTAAGAGGTGAAACAATGGCAAAAGTAGCATTAGCTGATGTGAAAATTGTACAAGCGACAGCGACAGACCATATTATATATACAAAAACAGAACAAGATGGTTACCACCCTCGAACATGCCCTGTTGGATACATGGATTATCAAACTGGACGGTGTGGTTATACTAATGCTTTTGGGGTATGGATAGACATGTGGATTCCTGGTGAACCAAAATACCAAGATGTTGACTATAAAATAGATGCTAAGATTGATGGAAGCGTAACTGCAACAGTGACAAATGTAAAAATAAATGGACAAACCCCCATTGTCAAAGGTGATAAAACTAAAGAAACAGATAGTTACACTATTCCAGGTGGTGGAACATATAAGAATGGTAAGCACGAAAATATAACGACAGGCAGTGTAACTGGCGGAAATTCAAAGAATGTCTATGTGAATGGTAAACTATTGGCTGTAGCTGATAATGAAGTAACAACTCACGTTTCATCTGTAAAGACAAAAATCGGAACACAGGGGCTTAGTACGAATGTAAATGTAGGCTCATAAAAGGAGGTGAAATTTTGACAACGAAACAACCAATTAGCTACTTAGAGTTTAATAATCCTATTCATATCATTTGGAGAAAAGGAACGCCAAATGACCCTTTTGTTGATCGTTTAGACATTACACGTGTAGTAAATCAGCGTATAGCACTACTAGAAATCCCTGATAAAGTATATCGTGTAAGAATATCAGGAATGTTTGAAGTAAATCATGAAAAATACATAAAGCATAGCTTAGAAAAAAACGAATTCTATTGTGATTATACAAATGGGTTCGTTTTTTTTCATGCAGAAAAAGAAGCTGAAACAGTATCTGTTATGTACCGCGGCAGAGGTGTTCTACTCTATCCAAGTAACAGAATTATGCACTATGATAAGTCAGCTAGCGAATCTCTCTATGAAATTATAGAAAAATCGAAAGAACAAGTAAAAGAGCTGATTGATCGAACTGAAGATTTTGAAGACATAATGGACCGAATGATTGTCGCGATTAATTCTACCAACCATGCAGCAAATAATGCCCTTATGGCCACAGAAGAAGCAAAAAAGGCAACGAAATTAGTTGATGATGCTTATAACACAACCGTTCTTATCTACCAGCCATATGTGCAAACAGAAAGTGCTATTAGAACAACATACCCGAATCCCCAGGTTGGCTGGACAGTTCAAGTATACGACTCTGGAATACGCTATCGCTGGAATGGTATGGATTGGATTCCGATTGATGCATTAGGTGGAAATATTCCTAAGGCAACTAGTACATATGACGGTCTGATGTCCAAAGAGCATTATATCAAGCTAGAGGAGATTAGCGAAAAAACGGATTACAATGCGATTGTCTTCATTTGTCCCCAAGAAATCTTGCAAGGTATTCAAGACCCTCACAATGTCTATCCTTTTAACGGAGAAATTATAGATGTTCAAGCATTCGTTTCTAAAAAAGGAACACTTGCTACAGAAATAGATATTGAAACATCGGAAGATTGGTCTACATGGACATCCATTCTTGATAAGCCTTTATGTATTGATGCAGAAAACCACAAAGATAATGGAACTCATACAATTACTAAAACAAAAGTCAAAGCCAATGATGTATTCAGATTGAATGTCCCCTCTTTCAATATTGACGCTTTTAATCTGACAGTAAATATAAAAATAAAAATTGATTAAGAAAGAAGGAATTTATTTATGACAAACGCACCTATCGTATCATGGTATGAAGGCACTAATGAAAAAGTAAGTGAGGTAAAAAGTACAGTAAATTATGATACTGTTGATGCAGATTCACAGTCTCTTGTAAAGGTTTTTTACATTTGGAACAATCGTGGAGGTACAGAGGATTGCTCTAAAATGGAAGAAGTAACATTTACAACTCGTGACCGCAATGGTAGTGATGGAAGCGCAGAAGGAAAAGTCGTTGAAGCTGTTCGTGATAATTGGTTTCAGGTACGAGTTGATAGCTTGAATGAAACTGCATTTGTGCCTGTTGGTAAAGGCGGGGTTGGAACGCAAAATCCAAATGGTACAAAGGACTTAGGAACTACAGGTACTACAACGAATGTCAATGCTGCTACTGCTCAAGTTTGGTCTGCATCCCAGCCACTAGCACTAAACACTTATGTACAACCAACAAATGCGAATGGATTTATTTACAAAGTAACTAAAGCAGGTACAACAGATGTGACAGAGCCATCATCTTGGGTAACTGTAGAAGGAAATCCCGTTTTTGATGGAACAGTGGAATATGTAGCAGTTCGAATCGAGGTCACACCAAACGCTAGAGAGATTTTAGGCTTTGCCAATCAAACATTGGATAATGGCACTAATGCCGATTTAGCAGGTGGTAACTTTGTTAAAATTTCTGTGTATGCAGACGTACCGATTGACGCTAGTGCAGGGAAAAATTTATTAGTACAACGTGTTTCCTATCGCTACGTATAATAAAAAATGACTTTTTACAGGGTAAGGGGTATCGTCCCTTGCCCTATTTTTTATGAAATTTTCACAAAAAGAACTTCAATGCAATGAAGGAGATTGATAGAAATGATATTTGTAGATGCAAGAAACTATCAAGCAATTAGCTTACCTTTTAATTGGGCAGCTGATTATGCAAATGGAAAAAATTACACCGAGTATGACCTACTCACACATAAAAAAAATGACTTTTACTTAATACAGAAAAATCAGGTCATTCGTTTTGGTTTGTTCGGTCAAGGAATGAAGCTTTTTTTCGAAATCGCAGATGGTTCTTTCAATTTAAATGGAAAAAGAGTTGAAATTGAATACCATGCAGAAAATGGAGAGATTCTTCATTTAACAACAAATTTTACAAACAAAGACCTTATCACTTATAAAGAGGCTTATACTGATTATAGCAATGTGCAAGGCTCTCATAAATCTAATATAAAATCTATTAACTTTGGTTACAAAACCATATATCAAAAAAATGATATCCAACTATTCTTCCAACCTATTGTCGCCCTTCCCTTTAATGCAAGTGCCTTTATCGAAGTAAAACTAACTTCAAATAAAGACTTAAATGGCTATTTAGTATTTAAGTCAAGAGGCTTCGAAGTAGAGCGCTTCTATGCCCCGCTAGAGGCTAACAAAGCAGGTCAAATTAATTGGACGATTAAACACTAGAAAGCGAGGAAACTATATGACAACTGTAGGCGATAACTTAGAACGTAAAGAGATAGGCTTGCCTATTGGTGTTTCAGGTACTCACAATAATACAGAAATTGATGCAGCAACAGGCTATTTACGATTAGCACAGGTGGATACTGATGGTCAAGGAAACCCTGTTTACGCAGAACAAGGCACTTGGATTTCAGATGTGATTAATTTAGAGGATAAGTTTCATGATTTTGAAAAGGTATTTAGCAACAGTATTGATAATGGCACTAGTTCAATCGCCATTTTAACAAGATTCTCAGATAATAATATAGATTGGTCTGACTGGATTGCTGCTGGTTATGATGGCGCTATCCTCTCCGATACAAAACAATACATTCAAATTAGAATTGACTTGTCTGCAGGGTTTGTGACGGATGTTTTTTTAGTTGCTAATTCAGATTTTGAGAGTAATGCGTTTGTTGAAGATTCGAATGGGCTAAGATTAAAGCGTAATTATCAGCATGACATGCCAATTGATTCAACATGGGTTGATGCAGGGAGTTTATATAAGAAGAAAATTATTCGTGATGAATGGGTGAGGATTGATAGATTACAGGTGGTGAGCAAAGAATGAACGGAAAAGTAAAATTAGACCCAACAACAAAATCTGCATCTGCAATAATTACAGATGATTTAACAATTGAGAACGGATTAGCTAAGGCTGATACTCCAGAATCAAAAGGAAGATTATATTTTGAAGCTAAATATTTAATTAATTCGTATAATATTATTGGTGTGTGTTTAGATTCATTTGATTCTAAAACATATAGTATGCCCCAATTATCACCTAGTATAAACATGTGGACTTATGAAGCAACTCGTGGTTATATGCAATATAATAATGCATACAACCATTTATATGGAGATTCAATAGGCAATATTCCATGTATTTTGGGAGTAGGACTTGATTTAGACTTAGGTGAAATCGAATTTTTTATAGATGGCATATCTCAAGGAATTGCATTTATAACTATTCCAACAGGTGTAGAAATATATCCATTAATTGGTTTAAATAGCGGTAGTAAAGCAATACTAAATTTTGGAGATACAGATTTTGAGTTTGGTTTGCCTAATGGGTATAGAGCATGGCAAGATAGTATTAAAAATAAATCACTTATTTTACATGATGGTGAGTATAAGAGATATACACACAAAATAGATGCACACTTTATCAAAAGAAGCAAAACAGGCTTTACCTCTAATACATTTGATTCTGACATTGTAACAACTTCATCATCATTTTCTTCCTCAAGAGATGGATGGTGTGCTTTTGATGGAGATATAACAGGAGGAACAAGTTGGTCTACTGCGGTAGGCGTTACTCAAGCTTGGTTAAAATATAGTTTTGCTTCATCTACTAGGTTAAATAAATATATTATTCGTGGAAATATAGATTCTACTTATAGTTCAAGAAATCCTAAAAATTGGACATTCGAAGGCTCAAATAATGACACTGACTGGGATATTTTAGACACAAGAGAAAATACAGTGTTCGGTTTCAGTGAAAGAAAAGAATTTGTATTTAATAATTCGATAAAATACAAGCATTACAGATTGAATATTTTAGAAAATAATGGTGATTCAGGACATATACAAATTGATGAAATAGAATTTCTTGAATTTATTCCCTACCAAAAAGAAGAGTGGACAACAATTTCATCCACTCTCCCCACTTCAACTCAATTTTTAGAGCAAGGCATGGATAATCTATCTCCCCTACTTGACCGCAAAGTGACAGAATTAGAGTCTATTACTATGGAAGATAAAAGTGAGATGCTAGGAGAAAACGCAACAGGGAAAGTGTTTGGTAAGACTATAGATTTAAATAAATATTTTGATATAAGATATATAGGAATTAAAGAATACACTACAGGTTCTTTAACACTAAAAGCAGATGATAAGTACCGTATAGTAACAATTGATAAAAAAAGAAAGAATCTAAATATGACTTCAAATACTGCCCCTTCTCCATTAGTTGCTAGTGCGAGTGGTACTATTCATACACTCTTTAATCCATATAGAGCATTTGATGGCTCTACTACAGGCTCAAATATTGGATGGGGAGTAAGCACTAGAAGTGGATGGTTGCAAATTGATTTTGGTAAAAAAACAAATATTTGCGGATTTACTTTGCACTCAGGTAAAAATGGTGGTTACTACCTTCATGATTCTTCCCCAAGAAATTTTAAATTAATTGGTTCATATGATGGGATAGAATGGAAAGATATAAATGAATATATTACAACTTGGGTTGGTAATAATGCAAATAATATATCAAAGAAGTTTGAATGTAATTATGTTAATTACAGATACTACAGATTAGTAATCAATTCTACTAACTCAACAAATATTTATGTGGGAGAAATGTTTTTTGAGGAATTTGAATTAAAAATGAATGAATACCCTCTAAGTAACAGCAATTTACTTGAAGCTACTAGTAATAACATTCTATTCAGCTTATTGTTTGATAAGAAAAACTACATTCTACAAAATACTGTTTCAGAAAATGAAGAAGGTCTTTGGACAACTCAATTAAATAAAAAACCACTCAGCATTAGTTTTAATTAATGCTGAGTTTTATTTTGACTTCTTAATACAATATGAAAGACTAACTATATAAAGTCAAGTAAGAAATGAAAAAATCTTTGAAAGTG